ATCTGCGTGAAACTATGCAGTACCATGTGCTTAGTGGCGGTAATGCCTATGCTGAAAAAGTATTGGACAGCAAGGGAGAAGTTACGCAGCTGAACATGCTGCTGCCTGTGAATGTGCTGCCGGCACAGGACTATAACACCGGCGAGATTTATTACAATGTCAATGACCGCGGCAAGCTGTATAAACTGCCGGCAGAAAAAATACTGCATATTCCGGGGCTTGGTTATAACGGTGTTATCGGTTATAGCCCGCTGGCAATGGCGCGGCGCGCTATCAGCTTAGGTATGAGCAGTGAAGAACTTGGCAATAAATTTTTTGAAAATGGCGCATTGGCAACTGGTGTTTTGGAAACTGACAAGCCTTTGAAAGAAGATGCCTGGCAGCGGTTGAAAGAACAGTTTAGGGCGCGTTATGAAGGAAGAAGCAATGCTGGTTCTACGATGATATTAGAAGGCGGTATGAAATTCAACCGCATTTCTGTAAATCCTGAAGAAGCGCAGTTTTTGGAAACACGCAAATACCAGACGGAGGAAATTGCCCGCTTCTACCGTGTGCCGCTGCATCTGATTCAGAATTTGGAAAAGTCAACGTATTCCAATATAGAGCAGCAAACGATCGACTTTTATCAGAATACGATGCTGCCGTGGTTCGTGCGCTGGGAACAGTTTATGAATATGCGCTGTTTAACGCGGCGGCAGCGGCAGGACGGCTATTACTGTGAGTTTGATATGCTTTCTATGCTGCGTGGTGATAATCAAAGCCGCGCTAATATGCTGCACCTGATGCGGCAGGACGGCATCATCAATGCTGATGAATGGCGTGAGCGCGAGAACATGAATCCGCTTCCTAACGGTCAAGGCAAAACAGTGTTTATTAATGGCAATATGCTTCCGGTGGAGGAAGCTGCCAAAAAGAAGGGGGCGAATAAAAAATGAGCATGGAATTAAAAGCCTGCCGTGAAGCTTTGAAAAGCGGTAATAAACCTGCTGCGGATGAACTTCTGTGTATCAAAGAATTTTCAATGGAGCAGGTAAAGGCTATCGAAGAAAAAGACGGCCGGATTATCTGTGATTTTATTTTATCTAACGGAGCGGTGGACAGAGATTTTGACACCGTAAATCCTGACGGCTGGGAACTGGAAAACTTCCGCAAAAATCCTGTTGTATTGTGGATGCACGATATGTGGAATTTGCCTGTGGCTAAATCTTTGCTGGAGAAAGTAGAAGACGGAGAACTTATTGGCCGGGCTGAGTTTACCAGTAAAGATGAAAATGATTATGGTTATATGGTTGGGCAAATGTATAAGCTGGGCTTTTTACATGCGGTTAGCTGCCGTTTTCGTGGTATCGAATGGAAATGGACAGAGGACGTGAACCGGCCTTATGGGATTGACTTCATAAAACAGGAGTTGCTTGAATACAGCTGCGTTACTATTCCGGCTAATCCTGATGCTTTGCTGAAAGCAAAAGCTGCCGGTGTTGATGTAAGCCCTGCTGTACAGATGGCTGAAAATATTTTAAGCAAGAACAGTTTTGATGCGCTGGCTAAAAGCATTGCTGAACGTGTTTATGCTGCTGTCAGTAAGAAAATGACTGTGGTTGATCTGCATGATGATCGGCTGGCACAGGAAAAAATGAAAGCAATGCAGATGCGGTTAAATTTGAACAAAAATAAAGGGGGACTAAACTAATGAACATGCAAGAGTTATTACAAAAACGTGCTAAGGCTATCAAGGCACAGGAAGAAATCATGGATAAAACTTCTGGTGGTTTGACAGATGAAATGGAAAAGAATTTTGAAATTTTGCAGCAGGAAATTTCTGAATGTGACAAGCAGATAAAAATGCTGGAACAGGTTGATGAAAATACAAAGAAAAATTATGGCGGCAGC